GATCCGTCAGCGTTCTTGCTGGCAGGGGTGCTGTGGATGGTGTCATCATGGACCATGCCGTGGCAGTCTGTCTCGGGCTGTGCCGTCTCGGGCTCTGCCGTCTGGGCGGGCGCCGTCTCAGGCTGTGCCGTCTCAGGCTGTGCCGTCTCAGGCTGTGCAGTCTCAGGCTGTGCAGTGGTGCCAAGCAAGCGGGCAATCGTGGCGCATTCCTGGGCGTTGTGGGGGTCAAAGGTGATTTGCATTGGTTCGTCTCCTGTTCTGGGGGGTTGCCGGGTGAGGCTTACACTGCCGTCCGGTTAGGGGTTGTTTCGGTCCAGCGGCTTTCGCGAAAGGCGCGGTCCCGAGGGTTGGCCAAATTGGTGTTGAACCAAAAGCCCTTGGCGTCGCGGGTGAAGTTGTCAGGGTAAGATTTAACAAAATCCAAGTCTGATGCAGACATAGTGTTTTCCCACACTGTATGGCCGCAGGCCAGAACGTTACGAGTATTCATGTTTGCGATGTGTGCCATGATGTGTCTCCGGTTTGGGTTGCTATTACCTATTACTAGCCCAAGCTGCACGGGTTGTAAATACCTATTATTACCTTGACGGTCCGGGGCGGGGCGGATAGTAATAACGCATGACACTCACACTCCGACCATACCAGACACAACTGATCGACGATATCCGCGCCAAGTGGGATAGCGGGGCGCAGAACGTGCTGGCCGTCATGCCGACACGCAGCGGCAAAACCGTGACGTTTGCCGCGCTGAACGCGGATGGTGAGCGATCTGTCACCATTGTGCATCGGCAGGAACTGGTCGGGCAGATCAGCCGCACATATGCGCTGACAGGCATTTATCACAATATTATCGCGCCTCAATCAGTCATAAATTACTGCATATCGCAGCACGTCAAGACAACGGGCCGGAACTTTTACGATCCGCGCGCCTCAGTCAGCGTGGCCGGTGTTGATACACTGATCCGCCGGTTCAAGCCGGGCGATGCCTGGTGCAACTCGATCCGGCGCTGGACCACCGACGAGGCGGCGCATCTGTTGCAGGAAAACAAGTGGGGCAAAGCTGTCGCGCTGTTTCCCAATGCCAAGGGGCTGGGGGTTACAGCCACGCCGATCCGGGCCGACAAGAAGTCGTTGCATGCAGATCAGCACGGCGTTTTTCACGCAATGGTGCAAGGGCCGGGGATGCGCGATCTGATCGACATCGGTATGGTCTGCGAATATAGGGTCATCGCGTCACAGACCGGAATTGACGAGGCGCTGTTGCGGATCGGATCGACCGGCGATTTCACACCGGCTTCCACCAAGGCCGCCCGCAAGTCTGAAATAATCGGCGACGTGGTTGAGACATACCAGCGCCACGTTCCGGGCAGGCAGGCAATCGTCTTTGCCGTCGATGTGCAGGATGCGCGGGACATTGCGGACAGGTTTGTAGCGGCGGGCATCCGGGCCGCGTCACTGGACGCCACCAGCAATGACAGCCTGCGCCAGTCGCAATTCGATCAGTTTGCCGCAGGCGAGTTGCAAGTCCTTACCAACGTCAATCTTTTCGCCGAGGGGGTCGATGTGCCGTCGTGTGATGTCGTGATCATGGCCCGTCCGACTGCCAGCTTCGGATTGTTTTGCCAACAGTTTGCCCGGTGCCTGACACCCGCGCCGGGTAAGGAATTTGGTGTGATCATCGACCATGTGGGCAACGTGGTGCGCATGGCGGCCAAGCATGGCCTGCCCGATACGCCGCGCACCTGGACGCTCTGGCAAGACGAGACGCGCAAGGCCAATGGCAATCCCGACGCGGTGCCGGTCAGGGTCTGCCCGGAATGCCTGCTGACGTATGAGGCAGTCGTGTTTGCCTGTCCGTATTGCGGGGCGGCGCATGTCCCGGCCGGGCGGTCATCGCCGGATCAGGTGGACGGGGTGCTGTCAGAAATGTCGCTGGAATTGCTGGCAACGTTGCGCGCCGGGGCGGCCAAGATACAAGCGGCCGAGCCCGCCATACCTTACGGCGCGTCTGAGATTGTGGCGGCGGGGATCCGCGCCCGGCACAGGCGGAACCAGGCGGCACAAGCGTCCCTGTCCGATGCAATGCAGCGATGGGGCGGCATGCGACTGGCGGCGGGTGACTCGGATGAGGTCATGCAGGCGCGGTTCCTTTTCAGGTTTGGGACTGATGTGATGACGGCACAAGGGTTGTCTGAGCGGGCGGCGCTGGAATTGAGGGACACTATTATGGAGGCTACACGCTTATGATACCCGGAAAAACAATCATCGGCGGATCATCGGCGGAACACGCCAGGCACGCGTCAGACTTTTATGAAACGCCACCAGAATGCACGGTTGCGCTGTTGCGCGCTTGGCCTGTGCTTGGCACGATCTGGGAACCAGCCTGCGGCATGGGGGCAATCAGTGAAGTGCTGAAGGCGCACGGCCACGCGGTGTGCAGCACGGACATCCGACACACTGGTTACGGCACTGGTGGCGTGGACATGCTGGCCACCATGCCCCGGCCTTGCGGTGCTGTCATTACCAACCCGCCGTTCGCGCTGGCGGTCGAGTTTATCCGATATATCAGGGCGATTAGCGTGCCGTTTGCCCTGTTGCTCAAGGGCACGTTCTGGCACGCAAAAAACAGACACGCGCTGTTCCTTGAGACAGGTCCGGCAGCGGTCATGCCGTTGCTGTGGCGGCCCGCTATGGCGCTAGATCGGGGCAAGTCGCCGACGATGGAATTTTGTTGGACAGTCTGGGACGCAATGCCCGCGCTTCAGTGTCGTTACACACCTTTAGAAAGGCCGAATTTATGAACCGCACAGATATCCTAGACGCAGCGCGACAGGCCGTCACGGTCGATAGGGCCGCCACGCATGGCGATCTTGAGGACTCTTTCGGGCTGGTGGCGGCATACTGGTCGGCGCATCTCGGAACGCCTGTCAGCCTGTCTGACGTGGCCGTGATGATGATCCAACTCAAGCTGGCCCGGATCAAGACGAGCCCGGAACACGCGGACCATTGGATAGACGTGGCGGGCTATGCGGCCTGCGGTGGTGAGGTGGCTACATGACGTGGCTCATTGCTTGCGAATTTTCCGGCAGGGTGCGGGATGCATTCTTGGCGCAAGGTATCGACGCGGTGTCGTGCGATCTTCTGCCGACAGAACGTCCCGGGCCGCATATCCAAGGCGACGTGATAGAACAACTGCGCAAACCTTGGGCTGGAATCATTGCGCACCCGCCTTGCACCAGGTTGTGCAATTCCGGCGTGCGATGGCTGGCAGAGCGTAACCTATGGGCCGACATGGAAGAAGGCGCGGCGTTCTTTCTGGAATGCCTGCGCGGTAATGCCGAATATGTGGCTGTCGAAAACCCTGTAATGCACAAGTATGCCCGCGCCATTGTCGGGTGCGGGCCGTCGTTTACTGTGCAGCCGTGGCAGTTTGGAGACCCGGCAAAGAAGCGCACATGCTTCTGGACGCGGGGCAACGTGCCGCCATTGCAGCCCACCAGCGCAATGACCGCTGCGGACGCGCGAGCCGATTGTCACCTTGCACCGCCAGGGCCGGATCGGTGGAAAATCCGCAGCACGACCTATCCCGGACTGGCGCGTGCCATGGCGTCTCAGTGGGGTGCATTGACACGACCGTCAATAAATGGCAATAGTAACCCGAAGGAGTCTGACCGATGCCAAAACGAGTGAGAATGTCGCCGGAAGGTCGGCGCGAGGTGATCATAAAAGCGGCCATTGCCCTGACGCGCGAGGCCGATGGGTGTCTGGACTCATGGTCGCGCCAGGACGTGGCCAGCAAGTGCATGCCGCCGACCAGCCCGGAAACGGTGAAGCATTATTTCAGCCAGCCTGATCTGCGCGAGACGGTGCGGGCGCTGCTGGGGCTGGGCGCATGACCCGCGTCATACATCTGGCACCCGACAGCCCGGATCGTGAAACAATGACCATGAACATGGGTAAAGCCAAAGCGGGGGGTGTTCTTCGATTGAAGGATGCTCATGGCCGCGTCTGGTATGGGAAAGTTGACGATGACGGCATCGCCCTTCTGACCCGTGCCGATCTGCTGGATAAGTAACAGATAGTCCCGGCTTTCAAGGTTGACTTGTCACACATTACTTACCATAGTGGTAAACCTAAAGCAAGCGCACAAGGGGCATTATGGAAAAGCTAAACTATTATTTAGAGGGCCGAACGGCCCGTGAATTGGCGCGCGC